TGAGTTGAATGCGACTCGTACTCAGATGATGAATCACCGTAAACGGTATTCACGAAAATACTTGTACAAGGAATCGGCTTTTGATGCTGATGGTCGTGACGCGCTCGAATCGGACTACGACAATGTGATGGTTCCAGTTGCTGGTGACGAGAACCTTGCTAACGTTGTTGCCCCTTTCCCTGCTGTTATGACTCCTCCCGAGTTTTATCGCCAGTCAGACATTATTGAAGGTGACATTCAGACTGTTTCGGGTGTTTCCGAGTATCAGCGTGGTGGTGTTCCTGAAATTCGTCGCACAGCGACAGAAGCGGCTATTGTGCAGGACGCGGCTAACGCTCGTGCGGCTGACAAGTTGGCTACCATTGAGGGTGCTATTGCTGAAGTTGCTTTGCGTCTTGTTAGTTTGGCACAGCAATTTATGACTGGCGAACAAGTTGCTCGTATTGTTGGTAGAGATGGCGAACCTTTGTGGGTTACTTTTGATGCTGATTATATTGCTGGTGAGTTTGACTTTGAAGTTGAGGCTGGGTCTACTGCACCTAGTAATGAGTCGTTCCGACGACAGATGGCTTTGCAACTTGTAGATGCTATGGCCCCATTTGCTGGTATGGGCATTGTGAACATGCCAGCATTGGCTGGACATGTTCTACAGTTCGGTTTCGGTATTAAGAACCCTGATCAGTTTATTCAGGAAGCACCATCTCCTATGGCTCCTCCACCCGAACAGGGTGGTATGCCTCCTGAAGGTGCACCTATGCCTCCCGAGCAAGGAATGTTGCCTCCTGGTGGCGCACCCATGCCACCTGAAGGTATGGCAATGCCTCCAACTGATCTTGGTGCTATGGGTCCAATGCCTCAGGGTCCTGAAGCACTTTCAGGAGTTGATCCTGCGGTGCTTGCGGCTTTGTCGCAGCGTATGGGTATGCAATTACCTAACACTTAATGTAACGCACTATTCCTATATGTAGAGCAACCGTGTGGACTCTAAAGGAGAAACAAAGTGTCTGACACTTTTACAAATGACTCAGAATTCGACCCCATTGATGATGGACAAGTTGAAGGGATGGGTGAAGCAGAAGAATTTGATGCACCACTTTTAGACATTGACGAATACAGCGATCATTATATCACTGTTAAAGTTGATGGAGAAGATGTTCGTGTACCTCTTTCGGAAGCAATTGCTGGTTATTCACGTCAAGCGGATTATACTCGTAAGACTCAAGAACTAGCATCACAGAAGCAGGAACTTCAATGGGCTTCTGCCATTAGGCAGGCATTGGAAAACGATCCTGCTGGAACTATTGATTTGTTAACTAGCCATTATGGTGTGACTCGCAAAGAGGCACAGCGTATGGTTGATGATGACTATTTCATGAATGAATTCCAGCAAGACGACCCAGTGGACAAGCGTCTGCAAGAGATTGATAAGCGCGTAAGTGCTTTCGAGCAGATGCAAGCACAGCAGAGGCTTGAAGAGGAAATCCAGCGACTGCAAAACACTTATGGTGAAGATTTTAACCCTCAAGAAGTAGTGGCCGCCGCGCTCGCGCAAGGCAACACTAATCTTGAAGCTGTCTTTAAGCAGGTCGCTTTTGATCGCGTTAGAACATCCAAGAAGGCAGAACCTTCTCGTGATACTAAGGCTGTTGAAAGTAAACGTAATGCGTCTGTCGTTTCAGGTGCATCGTCTGCTAAGGCTGGCAAGGATGCAGTCGGCACCGTCCGTTCAATTTCTGATGCCTGGAACTCTGCAAAGAGAACTCACGGCGTCTCCTAACCCTATAAAGGAACTATCATGGCAGGTAATGCTAACTTTGACGCACTTCTATCCACAACGATTGCGAACTATCGCAAGACCCTCACTGACAACGTGTTCACTGCACGTCCTTTGACCTATCATTTGATGGACAAAGGCCGTATCCGCATGTTGAATGGTGGAACTAAGATTGTTGAACCATTGATTTATGGTGAATCATCTACTGTTGCACCTTACAGTGGCTACGACACCTTGGCTTTGACTCCTCAAGAAGGAATGTCGGCTGCTGAATACGATTGGAAGCAGTACGCTGTTTCTATCGCTATCAGCGGTATTGAAGAAGCCAAGAACAATGGTGAGCAGGCTATCCTTAACCTTCTTGAAGCCAAGATTATGCAGGCTGAAGAATCAATGAAGGAAGGCTTCAACCGTATGTTCTTCGGTGACGGTACTGACACTCTTGGTGCTGCTGGCGCTAACAGCGGTAAGTCTTGGAACGGTCTTGGTAACTTGGTTGAATCAGGTAACACTGTTGGTGGAATTAACTCGGCTTCAGGTCAGGGTAATGATTGGTGGCGTTCATATGAAGAGAACACCGCTGGTGCTTTGACACTTGCTCAAATGACGACTGCCTATAACACTGTTAGTGTTGGTAACGATCATCCTGACATGGTTCTTACCACTCAGACATTGTTTGAAAAGTATGAGTCGTTGCTTCAACCGCAACTTCGCTACACCGACACTAAGACTGCTGATGCAGGCTTCCAAAACCTTCTGTTCAAGGCTGCTCCTGTGGCTTATGACGTTCATTGCACCTCGGGTGTTATGTACTTCTTGAACAGCAAGTACATCAGCCTTGTAGGTCACTCAGACAAGTGGTTCGCTAATACCGAATTCCTTCGTCCTGAGAACATGGATGCTCGCTATGCGCTCATCTTGTGCTACGGTAACCTTACGATTCGTAACCGCGAAAAGCAGGGTAAACTTACGGCTAAGACTGCCTGAGTTTTTCCGACAAGGAATGCAGATGACCCACCCTTCGGGGTGGGTCTTTTGTTATTTAAGTAACGATCAATTCATCTTATAGGAATCTATTTTTAGGAGAACAACATGCCGAAGATGCCCCCTGGCAATAAAGCAAAGAACCCTGGTTCACCACTCGCCGCTTACCAACGCGATAAGCGTGCAACAACTTATGGTCCTACTGGCGGAGCACAGCCTCGCCCTACTCGTGGTCCTGGTCGTCCTGCGCCTAAGAAGCCTAATCTTGGTTCACCCAGTGATGCTGCTGCACGCGCAGGTAGTCGCGGTCGTACCGCGGCTAACACGGGTCGCCCCAAGGTGAACCCTGGTGGTGTTGCTAACTCGGCTGAAAAGAACTTGAGAGTAAAACTTAGTAAGGTTGACTATGAATCTTTGGGTCGTGCAATGAAAGCTTCGGGTTACGGTGCTTACGGTCGTAAAGCCGCAGGCAAGAAAACTCTTCCTAAAACCAAGTAGGTAACGATTCAGCCTACTAATGATGGCTGGAACACCTATATATTCATACTACGGAGTCTCTGCAAACATAGGCTCACGTCCCTTTGCTACAGCAGACGCTGCACCCGCGCCCGCAGGCGGTATGCCCTATACGGGGCATACGCGCTGCATGGCTAACGAAGAAACATGTCAAGGCGCACGTGCCAAAGGAACTGATTACTGCATAGGTCATCTACGACAAAAAGAGAAGGAGAAGGCTAATGAACCTGGCTGAGATCCGCTCGAAGATTCGTGAGATAGTTGACCTTGATCAACAGGATGTTTCTGACACTCTTTTAACAATGTACATCAAAGATGGTTTTGATCGTATTATTGCCTTGGAACGGCGTTGGCCGTTCTACCAAAAAACTTTCACTATGACCACTACTGCTGGTCAACGTGCGTATGCAATTAATGCTATTGGTGATGGCAACTTGCGTGAGATCACTTCTATTGTTGATACTTCTACTGTTGGTAATCGTTTGGAGTTTATTAGTTATGATGATGCTGAAGCGGTTTGGGTCGGATCTTATGACCAAGTTCAACGGCCATTGTATTTCACGTTGTGGCAAGACCAAGTGCATTTGTGGCCCAAGCCTGACACAACGTATCCGCTTACTATTCGTGGATATCGTAAGCCTGACGACTGGTCTGCTTCAGATTCCACGGAAGTTGACGCAGACGAACGCTTACATCAGTCTCTTGTGTACTATGGGGTGGCGCAAGTGTACCAGTTGCAAGAGGACATTGAACTCGCCTCCTTCTATCGTAAATCATTTGACGAAGCGGTACGATTAACAGCGCAAGATCTTATGCGTCCTTCGTCGCAACGACCTCTCGCTGTTTCTGATGGTTCTCCACATAACTCTCGTCGCTGGTGGCTACAATCACTAGGTAGGACTCTTGGTCAATGAGCCGTTTGTCGTTGATTCGTACAGACGATTTTACTGGTGGGCTTAACCTTCGCGCTGACCCTTTTCAGTTAGGTCGTACTGAATCACCTGATCTACTGAACGTGGATATTGATCCACGTGGTGGTTTGACTATGCGTGGTGGTATAACAAAGTTGAATACTTCTGCTATTGGCAGTATTGCTAATGGTTCGTTTACTCCCAAGTCGTTGTACGCTTGGGATAACACTACGCCACGTTTATTGTTGTCTGCTAATAGTGCGGTTTATGATGCAACGACAACAGCGTTTACTGCTATTGCTGGTATTACTACTACTGCTCCTTTTGGTGCGTCGTTTACTTCGTGGTCCGCTAGTGATCAAAGTTTTGTTTATATTGGTACTGGTGGTGCTACATATAAATGGAATGGTACGACTGCTACTGCTTTGACTGATGCTAGTACAGCGTATGCTAATAATTATGCTTCTCCTGTTACTGGGTTTGCTCCTAAGTGTCGCTATATTACGTCGCATGTTGATCGTTTGTGGTGTGCGCATGTGACCGAGGGTTCTACTGATTACCCTAACCGTGTTCGGTTTTCGCACCCTATTAATCGTGAGTCGTGGGCTGCTGACGATTACATTGATATTGTTGAGGGTGGTTCGGGTATTACAGCAATCATTCCTTTTAACGGCAACCTTCTTGTGTTCAAGAAGCGTGCCGTGTTCAGTATCTTGGGTTATTCAACTGACACGTTTCAGGTTGTGAACTTGACGAATGAAGTTGGTGCTGTTAATCCTTTGAGTGTTGTTACTACTGAGTCTGCAGTGTATTTTTTTTCTTGGCCTGATGGAATGTTTAAATATGATGGTCAGCAGTTTATGGATTTGTTTGCGAATATTCGTCCTCTAATTCAGTTGGGGCGGGTTAATAATGTTGCTCAGGATGAGATTCGTGTTTCTAGTGTGAATCAAAAGATTTGGCTTTCGTTGCCTTTGGGTTCTGATACTAAAGCTACTGCTTCATATGTTTATGATCCTACGTTAAAGCAGAATGGTGCTTGGACTAAATATCAGACTTCTGATTTGAAAGGTGTTGGTAGTGGCTGCAATTTTGTTACGTCAACTGGCACGACTTACAATTTGGTTTGCCATCCTTCTAACGCTTATGTGTTAAAGGTTGATCAGTTGAGTGTGTATCAGGACGATGTTGGTAGTGGTCCTACTAATTTTAGTTCGTATTATACGACTCCTTGGCAGGATGCCAATAATGTTTCTAATCGTAAGATGTGGCGACGACCTGACTTTGTTGTGAAGCAGACTAGTGTTGCTACTAATTTGACTTTGCGTGTTTATCATGATTGGGAAGAAGCCATTATTGCTAGAACTTATGTTGTTAGTTTAGATGCTTCGGGCGATTCTCTTATTTGGAATGCTCCTGGTACTGAACCTGATGGTATTGATGGTTGGAATGAGGCTCCGTGGGGCGAGAGTGCTACTGGTTCTGCTCTTGCTGTCGGCAAGTCTTTAGGACTTGCTCGCAGTGTTCAACTCAACATCCAAGGTGAGGGTGGCAAACCTTGGGGTATTAACTCTATTACTTATAAATATAATCCACGAAAGGTGCGTGCCTGATGGCTACTGCTGCTGTTACTTATGTGTTCGCTAATGGTACTAATGCTGATGGTACTCAGGTTAACTCTAACTTTACGAGTGTCGTTAACTTTCTGAATACTGAGACTGTTCAGCGTGACGCAAGTATTGCGTTCACGGCTATTCCTAGTTTGCCTGCGACTGATCCAACAACTGATAACCAGGCTGTACGTAAAGCGTATGTTGATAACTTCATTCCTGCTGGTGTGATCACTCAGTATGGTGCTGCTTCTGCGCCGACAGGTTGGGTGTTGTGTCAGGGTCAGGCTCTTAGTCGTACTAATCCTTTGTATAGTCGTTTGTTTACTGCTATTAGCACTACGTATGGTGCTGGTGATGGTACGACTACTTATAATGTTCCTAACTTGCAGGGTCGTATTCCTGTGGGTAGGGATTCTACTCAGACTGAGTTTGATGCTTTGGCTGAAACTGGTGGGTCTAAGACCAGTACGTTGAGTACGGCTAACTTGCCTTCTCACCAACATGGTGTTGGTACTATTTTGCCTAGTACTATTGCTGATCACGTTCATGGTTTTGGTACGTTGGCTACTGCTGGCACTGATCTTGGTTCTCACAACCATACACAGAATGCGCATACGCATACCGTGTCTACTTCTACTACTACTACTGGTTCTCATAATCACCCTTGGACTGCACAAAATAATTATCTTGGAAATGTTCTTCACTGGAATACTTATCAGACTTATTCAATCCCACAGCACGCTAACGCTGGTGCGAATCCTTTAGGTATTTTTTATGCAAACCCATCTGCGATGGATCAAGGTGCACATAACCATGATGCAACAGGTACTGCTGCTACGCAAACTCCAACAAACCAAACAACAGCACTAGGTTCTCACTTACACACTATTTCAGGGTCTGTTGCTCTTGGTGGTGGACACACGCACACGATGAGTGGTTCTACTGCTCTTGAAGGTAGTGGAACATCGTTTAGTAATCTTGCTCCTTACATTGTGGTGAACTACATTATCAAACTATGACTAAGTGGACTGCGCCCGATATTGCGTCCATTCGTGGTGACAATAGTAGACCTCTACAAAAGATCTTCGCCTCTTTGTCGGAGCATCTTAAGGATTATCAGAATGGCTATACGTTAGATAGTCTTGATGATGTCACTATCACTACTCCTGTTGTTGGTGATGTGTTGTCGTATGATGCTACTAACTCTTTGTGGATTAATACTACTGGGAGTGTTATAACTAACCTGAACGCAAGCAATCTTGCGTCAGGTACTGTTCCTACTGGTCGTATGAGTGGTTCGTATACGGGCATTACTGGTGTAGGTACTTTGGCGGCTGGTTCTATTCCCGCAACATTGTTGACAGGTACTGTTGCTTCTGCTCGGTTGAGTGGTGGGTACACGGGCATTACTAGCGTTGGCACATTGACTGACTTGACTATTGGTGGGGCAGGGGCAAACAGGTATATTACCATCAACGCACCTACTGGCTACTATGCAATTCAATACTTTCAGATCGGTGGTGTTTTCAAATGGCACTATGAAGTGCAACCTGATGGAACTAGATGGTCGTTGGTTCAAAGCGGTGTAGCCGAACGAATTGGCGTAACAAGTACTGGTGCTACTTTT